CAGCATCCGGACGTGCAGGCCAGAGGGATAACCGATATTGATTCACTCAGGCAGGACTTGGAAGCTCACGGGTATAGTGTACAATGACCTTCGATGAACGGACTCGAGCAAACCGATCCTTACGCTCAGATAATCCCGCAAATCATCAGCGGCGAAACGCCGTCCCCTCTTCCTAAAACTCCTGGATTCTCCGAAATCAAGCATGAGGCGATCGATCCCTACATTCGGGCGGTCGCAGATGTGTCAAAAAGCGCCACATCGCCACAGAATCGCCTACAAGCGCCCGAGCCCGCTTCCGGGGATAGAACGGCTGTCCAGGTGGGCAAGGAGCCTACAGAGCCAGAATCCAAGCCACAGCGTATGCCTGTAGCCTCCGATGAGAGTTTGTATGACCAGTGGAACCGGATCTTGAGGGTTGGGCCGTATGAGGGAATCGAATCTGCTAACGCGCACGCCAAGCCGGGGCCTTACGTCACGACGCTAGCACCCGCGGATGAGCAAAAATTCCAGCAATGGGTTAAAGCCAACCATGTACCGTGGCGCGACGAACCCAATGCGGACTACGACATGCGCGGTTTTTATAAGGCCCTGATGGCTGGCGACCCGGACGCTAAACAAGCATTGAGTGCTTTCGACCGTCGCATGCATTTCCCCGACACCTATAAAACGCCCTACCACAAAACATTCTCGAACGAATCCAAGTATGCGCTACCGAGTGCTCCTCATTGGGTTGGTGAGAAGTTGGTCGATGAAGGCGGAAATGTAATAACCGATGAAACGCCAGCGCCCACAACGCGCGGCCAAATTGTCGCCCGATTGAATAAACTCAACAAGGTTGTCGAGAGCCTAGCGCCCCATGGCCGGCTGCTGGGGGAACTAAGCGCCACCGTTCTTGATAAGAAGATCAAACCTGAATATCTCGACTTAGTTACAAAGCTACGTCGGATGGGGCCGAGCCCGACCGCTCATACCATCGAGGCGCCGCCCGATCTAACCGACTGGATGGCTCCCAAGGTAGGCCCGAGCGTAACGTCTCGGCCCGCGACACCCGAAGAAGAAGAGGGCGCGCTTCCTGATGTTTCCGGAAAACTGCAGCCTAAGCAGAAATCGGAAGACGAACTTTGGGGCGCCTGGCATCAGGCCAGAAACATCGGGGACTTTGGCGGGCAAATCGACGCGGCAAAGAATTATCTTCAGATGTACCCGAATGGACAATATGCGTCTTGGATGCAAGAGACGCTGAATCACTTCAGCGAGACGCGGACCTATTCGTCAACTCGAAAGGGAATGCAAGTCACCGATGCAGAAGGCAACGTTGTTTCTAACCGCGGCGCGTATGCGACGTTTCCCGTTGCCCAGATCGAGGGACTTCGAAAGGCCGGCTATTCGGACGATCAGATACTGAAAGAAATTCAGGATAACGCTGGCCGCCAGATGGGGTTGTCCGACACGGAAATGGCCGCTCTTACCGAAAAGTACGGGCAGCACCCGTTAGGAAATCTTGTTGAGCCCGGCACGTCGACTAAAAGCTCAGTTGATTCGATCATTAGGCAGGGCCAGGGACACGGAGGACTTGCGGAATTCAATATTGACCCTGAAACCGTGAGCGCCCTTCTGAGAGACCGCCAGCTTTACAGGCCGTTGGCGACGCAGACTGAAGAGATGGCAAGGGGCCTTCACTTTACCGGCGATGACTTCCTTAACTCCGTGATCAAAGATCCGAAGATCACGCCGGATATTAAAGCCGCCGCCGCGTTGCTACAAAACAGCCCAGACGCCAAGCGCCTTTTAGATACGACCGCTGGGGGCGTATTGGATAGTGCGGCACGGCTCGCACAGACCGTTCACAACATCGGGGATTACCTTGATCATCCCGTAGGAAAAGCCAATCAATTTTTCTCTGACTTATTGACTGGAGGCGCACTTTCTGAAAAGTACGCGAAGAAGGGGAAAGTCTACGGACAGATTTCAAGGTCGGACCTCGCGGATCGGCTGTCGGACGAAGCGGAGAATGTCGCCGGCAAATATGGCGTTGGGAAAGATGCTCAATCGAGCGCGGCGATTCGCCATGGCGCTAAGCTGATAGCGAACATGTTTCCCATCGTTCTATCCGCGCAAATGGGCGGTATTACCGGCTTGGGTTCCTATGGATTTTTCGAGGGCGCACAAAAGGGCCCGGGAAGCGCCGCCATGACCGCATTAGCCGCGGCTGGTCCTTATGCGATCGTGACAAAATCGCCGCTTGCCGGGTATTTACGCGAGGCTCTCGTCGGCCGTTTGACACCAAGCAGGGAAATGATTCAGGCGGCCCTTTCAGCCGGAACCGAAGAGGAAGCAATCGACACCGCAGCCAGAGCGATTCAAGCAAAAGTTATGGCCCAAGTTGTGGGGATGACCGCCGAGCGCGCCTTACGGGCCGGAACGTTTCTTGCGACGGCTGAAGCTATTAATGGGGCCAGGCAGGGCCGCTTGATGAATGCGAAAGAAATAGAGGAAACGGTCGCTCAGATGATTGCACTTGAGGCTATCCCCGCAGTCAGGGCCGCCTTGGAGATTCCGGGCGCTGGGGGTGAGGTTCGCGACCTTCTCGGGGACGTCCTTGCTCGTGAACGCGCCGGCCAAATGCGAAATGTCACGCCTCGGGGGCCGGTCGAACCAGCGCCCGAAGAAGCCAGAACGCCGGTCGGTGAAATTCCTTCGGCCGGCCAGACCTGGGGCGGGCTCCGAGGAAACAGATTCTTGAGAGGCGGGCAGGCTCAATTAGGCGAAGGCGAGCCTCCGCAAGAACCAACGCCGCCAAAGGGCCCGAGGGGATTAGCGCCCGGACCTGCGGCGCCTAAACAACTTGGCCCAGCGCCAGAAGGGGGAATTACCGATGCCGAGGAAATACGAAGCGATGAGGGACAAATTTATCGCGGAGGGCGAATCCGAGCAGGAAGCGAAGGGGAAGGCGGCGCGGATATTCAACGCGCAGAGGAAGCCAGACGAGGCGCCAGTCGGCCCGCACAGCGAACCGAAGCCCAAGCCCCCAATGTCATTGAGCGAGAGCCGGAAGCACCATCACGGCATGTCGAAATCCGACCTGAAGAAGAGCCGGCGCGGGTAGCGGTTAAAGACCGCCCCGCCCCCATTGAGATTGTCGTCGGAGATCAGGTAACGCATCCAGCCTTGAACCGCGGGCAACCTATGACCGTCGTTGCCGCCAATGAGGATTCGGTCAAGGTCGAAATTCCCGGTAAGACAAAGCCGATTACGATTGCGACGGATTCGAAAGTGGGCCGCGAATTGAAGCCGGTCGAGGAAGAGGCTAAAGGTGGACCGAGAATTGAGGAAGCTGCTAAACGACCCGAGGTTGAACCCGGAGCTGCTGAAAGACCAGTCGGCGTGGCGGCCGTTCAAGAACCTCCTGAGCGGAAGCGGAAGGCCGAGGCCCAAGCCCTGGAGCCCTGGCAGCAAACCCGCGCGGAATATCGGGCGGCGCAGAACCGGGAAAAAGTCCTGGCAATAACAAGCGCACTCCAGGTCGGAAGGCCGATCACGTTGACAACTCAGTATCGACGCGATCCGCTCACAAGTCCGGAGCATATCCGGATGACGCCTTCCGCTGGTGTCCAGATCCGCCAAGCGACCAAGTGGGTGAATCTTACCGGCCCGCAGGTTGATCAATTGGCCGGCCAAGCTGGAATGAAAATTCCGCCTCCATCTGAAGCTCCCATGCACTCCGAACTGGTCAAACAGGCGGTCGCCCGAGGCGAAAAAGTCCCCGAATCCGTCCTTGCTGAATACCCCCGCTCTCAAAAGGCCGCCCGTCTATTAGGGATGCTCGCCGAGCCCGAGGCCCCGCTAACTACAGACCTAAGTCTTCCTTCCGGCCGCGTTTCCTCACGGGAAGCCCAATCCTCCAATATGGCGCTCGCCGGCTGGGATCCAAGCGGCCATTACCTCTTCGTGAACCCGAAGGGCCTTGGAATGCTCAGCGAATTGGCCGGCCACAATATAACCGGAGTCACGATGGACAGCCCGGCCGCCTATCAGTACGCCGCAAAAGCAACCGCCAAAGCCCGGCGCTCTACGGGAGAGGAAGCCGAGAATTATCATGCCCTGGCCCGCGCTCTCTATGAAGGGGCAAGTTCTAAATTTGAATTTGCTGTCGGGCGCCCACACCCGACCACCTACAAGCACGAATTAACACACGTCGCCGACTACGCGGTCAGAAGATACTACGGAAAAGAGATCCCGGTCGGGGCCGCTTTAGAGATCCCGAGTTATCAAAAGGTCGCGAAAGCCGTCAAGAAGAGGGGCTACGCTTGGCTGTCCGACCCCAGGCTCGTTGTTCACGAAGCAGCGGCGCACATTGCGGCGGGACAAGAACAAGAACTTGGAATGTCGGAAGATGACGCACTCGACTTTATGGATGGGTATTTCAATATGATAGGGCGGGCCTTTGCGCCTGACGCATTGAATCGATTCCACCATTTAGACGGCAAGTTGAAAGAGGTCAAAGATGAAGTCAAAGCAAAACTTGAACAAGACAGAGCTCCAGAAAAAGGAAGAGCGGTCGCCGGTCGTCCAGGCCTTCGAACAGTGGCAAAAGGGCGGGAAAGAGGGGCTCAGGGAGTTTCTCAAGAAGCAGAAAGCCTCGCGCCGCTTAGCGCGCAGCAACTCGACGCCCTAAAGGATCTGGTTCAAACGCTGATTGATGAAGACGTGGCCGACCCCGCCGAAATTGAAAAAGAGGTTGAAAGCCTGCTAGGACCAGAAGGTCACGGGAAGATTAAAGACGCGCTGCCTATGATCGTAGGCGAGATGACAGCGCCGGAACCGAAGGAGGAACCAAGTGGAAAACCCGAAAAAATTACCGAAGCCCCCGAAGCCGAACCTACCGAAACCACCCTCAAGCCAAAACTTTCTGAAACTCGTGAGCCAGGCGGCCCGCGGAGCATCGGCGAGGCTACGCAGATCGTCATCCCTGGCACGAATAAAACGATCAACGCAAGGTACGCCATTCGGGAGCTAGCCGACGTCTTCCCTTCTCACGATCCCCTCACATTTCAGCCGAACCCGGCCTATCAATGGGTGAATGATCGGCACTACGACCGCGAGAAGTTTTATCAGCAAGAGGTTATGACGCAATCCTCGCCGGACAAGTTTTTGCCCAAGCGGTTGATCAACAATTCCGACACGGCCGAAAATGGTCCGCCGATCATTGATATGAACGGGAATGTCCTCGGGGGCAATTCGCGGAGTATGATGCTCGGGCGCTTCTATCGCGCGGAGGGCGCAGGCCAACCGTACAAGGCCGAACTCTACAAGCAGGCGCCCATCTACGGAATCGCGCTCCCCGAAATCGTCAAAATGAAACAGCCTATTCTTGTGCGCGAGGTCACAGATGAAAACCTGGTGCCGCATCAGGCGATTACCGAGTTGAATGTTTCCGGAACTCGCGCCCTGACCCCTCAAGAGCGGGCTGTCGCCGAGGCCGGTCAGATGAAAGACGCGACGGTTAATTATCTCGCCGGGCAAATCGAATCTGGCGGCCCGGAGGCTACGCTCTCAAAGGTACTGGAAGCAAAGGGACCGGCGATTGTCGAGCATCTTATTCAATCCGGAGTCTTCCAGCCCCAGGAACGAAACGCACTATTGAAAGCCGGCGGAATTCTGCCCGAAGCGAGGCAAAGAATTGAACGCCTGTTGCTTGGGCGCATCTTCCGGGATCTGGACCAGATGGGGCGCACGCCATCCTATGTCCGCCAGAATATTGAGCGCGCAGCGCCGAGCCTAATTAAGCTACAGGCCGACCCGGAATGGGATTTGACCGAAGAGATTAGAAACGCAATCGATTTGATCACGGACGCGAAAGCCGCCGGCGTCGGCAAAGACTTGGAAGGCTACACCAAAAAAGAGGGCTCACTGTTCGTTGAAAAGCCGTTTACCGCAAGGGAGATTCAACTTGGAAACGCTTTGCAGATGGGGCCGATCAAAACGGCGAAGGCTTTCAGAACATACGCAGAGGCGCGAGAACCGGGCGGACTGTTCGCGCAAGCCGTAACGCCGACTGATGCGTTTATTCAGGCGTTCGGAGGCAAGCCCGAAGAGGTCGAGACGCCAGGAATGTTTAGCCTCGCCAAGCTCCCCGCGTTGACAAAGCGTGTTGATAATATGAGTGATTCAGAGCGCCAAACGCTCTTAAAACAGATTGATGACGAAATCGCTCGCCAGGCTTTCGAGGGCGCAAAGGTCGCCGCGAATTGCATAGAACACGGCGGCCGGTTTAGTATCCTTCCGTGACCAATACGCTAACCGCACTCTGCTACAACTGCAAGGGCTCAGGTCGGCATCCTTCCGAATTTGAATGCCTCGCCTGCAAAGGAACTGGCCGAATTATCGACCCAGGCGTCAAGCACATTAAGGTTTCCTTTGTCGAGCAAGACGCCCAAGCCTATGAGACATTGGACGACTGGCGTCAGGTCGGGGATCGGCTGGAATTCATAATCACGGACACCGGAAATCCCGTCTATAACCAAATGCTCTTGATTCACGCGATGGTTGAAAGATTACTCGCGCGGAATGCCGGCGTCTCCGATGAGACAATCAACGCCTTCGATCTTGAATACAAAGGCAACGGCGAGCCCGGAGAGGAACCCGATGCGCCCTACCGTGACGCACACCTAACGGCCAAAGCGATTGAAATGACCCTCTCCGCTCAGATGGGGATCTCGTGGAAAGAATACGAAGAGGCGATTGGCGCACTCATCGTTGAAAAGCCGAAATCCAATTCGCACTTTATCAAAGGCGAACCGAAAACAAGAGAAGAATCGATTCGAACGTTCAAGCAACAGAAGCCGGATTAGGCGCCCTCCCTTTACCAAAACCCGTCTGTCGGCCCGAGCCAATGGCCATAGATCGCTTTTAACAAGCAAAGGGTTCCCGCAACTCCGATTCCAAGCGCGATAAGCAGCGCTTTCCATGTCACGATTTGCATTAGAATTATTATTAGCATGCGATTCTCTCCCAGATCCCATTTTCATACGGCCCATCCTATCACTAGCCCTAATATTGTCAATCCCCCGTTCAGGGTAGTAAGATAGGCGCATGCTGGACGCGAAAAAGCGCTACCCTTCAAAGTGTTGCTTAATCTACGACAACGGGCTCTTTTGCGAGCTTGCCCCTTTACTCGCCAAGGACTTCGGCCGAGTCTATTATGTTACCCCTCGCTCAGATCCAGCCTTCGCCCGGAGCAACGCCGAACTAATTGGGCATGGTCTCGAAGGCGTCACACGGATAAACGACATTTGGCGGGTTGAAAAGGAAGTCGACCTCTGGGTGTTTCCCGACACCTACGACGGCGATTTGCAAGTTCACTTGCGGGATCTTGGGCATCGGGTTTTCGGATCGTTCATGGGTGAGGATCTCGAACTTGACCGCGATCACGCTAAGAAGTTTCTGAAATCGCTTGGAATGGACATCGGTCCCTATAAGGTCGTTAAGGGAATGGGCAATCTTCGATCCTATTTGAAGGTTCATGATGATCAATGGATAAAGACGTCGCGCACCCGCGGCGATTTTGAGAGCTTCCACAGCCCGAATTACAAGATCATAGAACCTCGGCTCGACGCGCTCGAACACGACATCGGAGCGAAGAAGAAATTCTACGAGTTCATTGTCGAGGATGCGATTAACGACGCCTGTGAGATTTGCTTCGACGCCTACACGATCGATGGGCAGTATCCGACTCAAGGACTTTGCGGCCTGGAAATTAAAGACAAGGGCTATATTGGAATCTTCCAGAAGTACGAACAGATGCCGAACCAGATCAGGGAAACAAATGCCCTGATTGCGCCGATCCTGAAGAATTACGGGTATAAGAATTTCTTCGGCCTGGAAATGCGGATCACGAAGAACGGCAGGGCCTACATCATTGATCCGCTGGCGCGATTCGGAAGCCCGCCGTCAGAATTGGCTCAACTCGAATACACGAACCTTGCCGAAATAATTTGGGAAGGGGCCGATGGGAAGATAGTCGATCCGACCCCGAAAGGCAAATGGGGCGCCGAGTTGCTGATACATTCATCGTTTGCTGACAAAAATTGGGTGGCGGTTCACTTCCCGCCCGAAATCAGGGATCACGTCAAGCTCAGGAATTGCGTCGTCATTGACAACACATATTTTTGTGCGCCCCAGGCCGTAGGGCTTCCGGAGATTGGCGCGGTCGTTGACGTCGGGAATACGATGGAGGAGGCGATCAAGAACGTCACCGAAAAGGCCGAGCAGGTTGAAGGATACTATATTGAGGTTTTCCCGGAGAGCCTGGATGAAGCGAATCAGGAGATTGAGAAGTTGGAAGGGTTTGGAATTAAGCTATGACCTGAACGGGGAATTCCCAGCGGAGCCGAAAGCGTCTATACTTTTCAACCATGAAACATATTGTTGGTTTTAGCGGAGGCGTTGATTCTCAAGCCGCCGCACTCTGGGTTTTGAATCGTTTTCCCAAAGAAGACATCATTATCCTCAACTCTCCGGCCGGCGGAAACGAACACCCTCTAACAACTGAGCACATTGAATGGTTCTCGCGAAGCGTTCACTCCGTTATCGTGGTCAAGGCCGAAATCCGGGATATGTGGATAGGTCGGGACCAAGCTGAAAAGCACGGTTTCGAGCCAAGGGCCGAGCTTACTTTCGACCTAATGGCTAAGATCAAAGGAAGATTCCCGAGCCGTAAGGCGCAGTTTTGCACTGAGAAGCTGAAGCTACTTCCGATCCGCCGATGGCTATTTGAAAATCTGGGGCACTCATCGGATCTGCCTTGCGCTAGGCATTATGAGAGGTACGCCGGGGTCCGACGCGATGAAAGCCCCGCGCGAGAAAAGACGGTTGGCCGTTGCTATGATGAATTTTTCAACTGCATGGTTAATCAGCCGGTCTTTGATTGGACAAAAAAAATGTGCTTCGATTACATCCAAAGTCATGGCCAGCAAATTAACCCGCTCTATACTTTTGGATTCGGCCGTGTAGGCTGTGCGCCGTGTATAAACGCAAAAAAGAGCGATATTCTGGCATGGGCACAAAGATTTCCCGCTATGATCGATAAGGTTCGGGGCTGGGAAAGAGAGGTCGGCCGCACATTCTTTGCCCCGATAGTACCGGGACTCGAAATCAATTGGGTCGATGAAGTCGTAGAGTGGGCGAAAACGGACAGAGGGGGCAGCCAGTACAATATGTTCAAAATTCTCGAAGAACGTCCAGCGTGCGAAAGCGCTTATGGGCTTTGTGAGTAAACCTCGCCTTTGATACCATTGCGGCATGATTTGTCCGCCCCTCAAATCCGAAGAGCGCCGCCAGGAATTCAACGGCCTGATAATGCGGCTTGGCGGGAAACCTCTCGAAGAAATCGACGTGCTTGATCGATCGGAATACCTTCGTGGGCTCAACAAGGGCCAGAAAGACGCCTACAATCGGCTCTATTACCTCTGGAATGAAAACAAAGGAGAGGCCGCCGACATAACGCGCGTCCTTGACCACATTGATTCCCTTCAGGCCGCCGCCGCTGGCCCGGCGCCGAAAGAGAAGCTGTTCGAAACTGAGCCTGCCCGTGAGCCCCGCACGGTGGGCGTCAAAAAGAAAGATGTTGAGGCTTCAAGGGAAGCCCGAGGCCTAAGTCCCGTCCAGCAGCAAATGTACAAGACGCTAGGACCGTCTTACGCGCACGGCCGCCAAGCGGTTGAATCCGGCCGCGTCGATCCGCGCGCATTGGCGCTGGACGTTTCCAGAACCCCAAGGCAAATAACACCGTCAGAGATTGGCGCTCTTGGCTATGATCGGGCTCGCATCGTGGAGGCGCATCAGAAAACAACCGATCAGCTCGCCGAGGCCATCAACCGCGGGGACACGGAAGCCGCCAAGAACTTTCGAATCAATCTGAATCAAATAGAGGCCGATTACGCTAGGAACGACGAAGCGCTCCGAAGGGGCTCGCGCGAGAACTCAGCCGGCTTGAACGCCATGAAAATGGTCGTCGGCGAGGATTATAACCTGGTTGCCGTCGTCAATCGGATGACGGTCGCTAAGGGTTCGCCTCTCACGAAAGACGAACGGGCTGAAGTTGAGAGGGTTGTTTATGTCGAGAATAAAGCGGACAAGGCCCTGCAAGATAGACTGGCGGCTCTGGAAAAAGAGAATGTCCGGCTGAGGGCTCAGGGGAAAGCGAATGATCTCAAAAGAGAAACACGCATAGGGCCGGCAAGGGGAACGAAGGAAAAGTTCAAAGCTGTTCATGATTCGCTGATAGCGGAACTAGCGCGACTGTCGAAGAAAGCGCCGCCGACTCAGGGCATGTTTGAGCTGGCCGAACCTGAGCGCCAGACGGATAGCCCGGAATTCAAACGATGGTTTGGAGATTCGAAGGTTGTCGATGAGGACGGAGAGCCGCTGGTTGTTTATCATGGAACAAAGGAGGATTTTGACCGCTTTGAAGCTTGGTTTAAGCAGCGATCATCTGGACATCCTACGGCTCGGGCTGGCTTCTTCTTTTCTAACGACCCGGGGGTTGCTGCCGCTTTTTCGGGGCACGAAGTAAATCCTCAGTCTTGGCCGCCGAAGCTGGTTTACCGAGAAGGCTCAAAGATCATTCCGGCTTTTCTATCAATCAAAAATCCGATAGAAATCAGCGCGAGTGATTTTATAGCTCAATACGTTACAGGAACAGAAAGCTTTGAGGGCTTCGCCGAATCCGCCAAAGGTCGAGGCTACGACGGCATAAAGATACTACGCGATCCACGGCTCGGAGAATCGCTATCCGGGGACGAATACGCAGGAGACACATGGGTCGCGTTTGTGCCTACCCAAATTAAATCAGCAACGGCCAACGTAGGTAGCTTTGGAACAGAAGACCCCCGGATCATGTTCGATCTCGCTGAAGAGGAAATGACGGCCGAGAATCCGGACCTGATCCGAATTATCAAAGCACTGTCAACCTCTTGGGTCGGCCAGGGCCTAAACACCGCCGAGGAAGTCACTGCCGCCATCAAAAAAGACCTTGAGCCCTTCGCTCCGTCGATCACTGAAAGAGAAATTGCGGATATATGGTCGGGTTACGGACGCGCCCGCCAGCCGAACATGGAAGAATTGGCCGTCAGGCTCCGGGAAGTAGGCCGCCAGCAAAGATTGATCAATGCCCTTGAAGACGCCGAGGCTGGCGAGTCCCCGAAACGATCAGGCTACCAACAGGACAAGCCCAGCCAACGAGTTCTTGACCTCCGCAAAGCCGTCAAAGCGGCGATGGTCCAAAACGCCGTCAAGATCGAAAAAACCAAGAAATCGCCCGAAGAGCAATGGCGGACAGCTCTGCAGGCCTATAAGAAACGCCTGGCTACCGAAACCGCCAAGATCAAAAAGAAGATCGCTGAGAAAGATTTCTCCAAAAAGAAACGCGGGCCCATGAAATTGGACCGCGAGGCTCTGCGGCTTCGCGGGGAACGTGAAGGCCAAAGGGCAATCCTTGAGAAGATGGCCGATGAGCATAAAAAGGCTGAATCGAAGCAAGGGTTCATCGGCAAGGCGACGTATTATATTCCGCGCTGGATTCGCTGGTCCGATTTGTCAAGTGCGCTCGTGCTATTGAAGCTGAGCGCCTATGCTGGATTTAAGAACATCTCGACCCCAATTGAAATGCTCTATTCGGCCGGGCTCTCAAAGGTTCCCGGACTTCGCGGAATCTACGCCAAGAGCCCGTATTACTCGGGCGGCCTGAATCTTGAGGCCGAGCTTGCGTCGCTCAAAACGATCTTCAATCACATCACGGTTGGCCCCGAAAGCTCGGTCTGGCAGGAAATGTTAAACGCCAGGCGCACGGGCCAGACGAAGATTGATCTTGTTTACGGTGGAAAGAAGGTCGCGCTTGACCCGGACTTTATAGAGTTCTGGGGCCGCGTGCATTCGGCGCTCAAGACGCAGCCGAAGATAGCCGAGTTCCAAAGGGCTTTTATTCGCCTGAAAGATTTCGAGTATCGGGCAAGGATCGCTCAGGGAATGTCGCCGGAAGCCGCGCTACAGGAAATCGAAGAGCCGGAGTTTCAAATCGGGCTAGGAATGATGGCCTATGTCTATGCCAACCGCGCCATTTTGATGAATGACAATCAGCTCAATACGTTGTATCGAACGCTGCTTAGATTGGTGGAATCCGAAAAGAATGGGAAGCGCGGACAACTCGCCTCGGCGATCATTCGCTCGTTTCTTCCGATCGTAAAAGTTGGGACCAACTTCACCTTTGAAACGACTGAATATCTGTTTGGGCCGGGAAAGGCGTTTATCAGAATGGCTCTCGCCGGCGGGGGCGCCGGGAAAGGGTCCGGAGGGGGAGGAATCCCGCCAGGCGGAACGGGCGGCTTCGCTGATCGCCTGACGCCAGAAGATGCCGATTACATCGCACGCAATATTAACCGCGGCGCAATGATGGCGACATTCTTAGGCTTCCTGGGGCTGCTGTTGTATGTCGGTTTTAGGGGCCTAGAGTTTGGCGGGTATTATGTGGCCGGCGAGAAAAAGCGGGGATCCGAGGATGTCCAGGTCGGAGGCGTGCGATTCTTTGGGATGGACCTGCCGGGCTGGATGGTCCATAACCCGGCCGTCAACGCCCTGCAGTTCTACGCGACGGTTTATCGAATCCTTGATGCTAAACGGAAAGGCAACAAAGAGGCGTCGTATACGGACGCTTTGGTTCAATCGTCGTTGGCGCTATTTGAGGAAATCCCATTTCTCGGTGAGCCGGTTCGGGCTATCAGGGAATCCGAACAGCCCGGCGGCGTCGGCAAATTCATCACGGCGCCCGTCAGAAGCGCAGTGTTGCCGCCAGACATTCAAAGGCTTGCCCGAGCGACCGACCCCGAGGAAAAAGCTGGGCTGGGGCATGTTGTCGCCAGGATGTTGCAGCTTGAACGCCCAAAAGTCATTAGGCGGCCAAAGGGAGTAGCCGAGGAATTTGAGGCTGTTACGCCGGGCCTCAGAACGAACGTCCCAATCGTTCGGGGAATGCCCGATAAAGTGGGCAAGGAGCTTGACGCTGTAAACCAGAAGATCACGGCGCCGAAGCGCGAGGAAGGAGAATCGCCAGAAGATTACAAAGCCCGCGCGGATCGGCACACGAAACAGATTGCCCGAACGCTCCCAGAAATAATCGAAAGCGACGAATACAGACAAGCGGACAAGTCCGGGAAAAAGAAACTGCTCGAATTCGGCATCAAAGAAGCTAGAAAAGACGCTGAGGCTAAAGTCGAAGCCTTGCCGGAAGAAAGAGACTTGGCGTTAGAACGGTCGGCCGCTTTGACTGAGGCGGAAACAAAGCTCAAGGCTAAATTGGGCAAGGTCGACAAAGAAACCTTGGCCGAGGCGAAAAGGCAATTGAACGGAATTTTCCGAACCTTCAGCACCAAACAGAAAGACATTCAGAAGATGAGCCCCGAGACTCGCGCCGCCCAGGCCAAGCGAAAGGGCGAGATTCTGCAACGCTACTTGAATGAGAACGTGATCAATCGCCAGGTTGATCGGATTGCTTCGAGGTTTGCGCGGTCTGCGATTTGACCTTTTCCGTGGCGGCCTTGACCGCCTCAATAAAGGCCGCTTCGTTTGCCGCCTCGCCGCCTGCTATGATCCCGCCAGACGGATCGAAATAACCAGCCGGCCAGCCGTTGTACCAGACAAAGCAATTGAACGGCATGATCTCGACCTCTGGCTCGCTTTCGCCGCTCATCGGCCCGGTCACATACCGACATTTCTTCGCTTCGCGGTGCCCGTTGATGGCGAAAACCCATCGCTCGTCAACCCTGTGAAGAAAACACCCTTCATGTTTTTCGGCCAAAGGGAACTCCCCGAGGGCCAGGACCATCTCGGCAACGGCGTTGAAAGCTTCGCAGGCTTCCATTTCTTTGCTCATAAAAACAGCATAGCATCCCCCGCAATTCCCCATTCAGGTATTGCCCCCGCCCACGCTTTTGAAGTAAAGTGGCTGCATGAAAAATGCGCGTGATCCGGACCTCGCCTATTACCAGGCAATTAAAGACTTTCTTGAACGGACACCTTTTTCCGAAGACGCGCTCACGGCGCTTGACAATCTGGCACAGTACCATGAGCGCTGTACTGGCGGTGAGATTCAGCACGAAGCAGCGCAGCGGATTGTTGATGAATTCGAGCATGTCTTTCCTGATCATCAAGACTGCGACGGGCCGGTTGTTTATATCCATGAGCCGACGAAAGACATGCCGACATATTCTCGCGCGCTTCCGTTTAAAACAAATGGTGTTCTTTGCGTTATTACGCATTCAATGATTGCCGATGGGATCGCGCCTGAGATTTCAACGATCTGTGATAAACTCGCTGATCTGATTATCCATCACTTTCGCAATACATTCGGCCAGATTCCAAATGTGGACACGCCTATGTTCTGGCGTGAGAAACCAAACTTCTACGCATGGAAGGAACATATCGAGCGGAGCATAAAGGTTGCTCTTTGGTTCCGATGGATCGCGGATATTGATCCCTGGCCTTATCGTTCCGAGCTGTTTCAAGACATCGGAGCATTGACGCCAGCGAATGAAGTCACTTGGGATCTGCTTGATTCCCTTGAAAGACCGGCGTAAACTGCCCGCGTGTTCGTAAATTCCCACCATTTCCCGCGAGGGTTTCAAAAATGCACAACTCAAAGCTTCTGTCTATTATCGGTCTGATCGCCGCCATTGTTGGCGCGCTCAGCGTTCCAAGCGTTCTCAACCTGTTGCCGGCGACGGTCGGGACGGTCCTTATCATTGTCGGTGCTATCGCCGCCGCGCTCGGCAAGGGCCTAGCCGCGCCTTCAAATTAACCCCAAGGAGGTTTGAATTTTATGCAAGATCGCCGTCATTTTATGCGGATCGTCGGTTTAGGCGTAGCCGCATCGGTCGTAGGTTTGCCGGAAGAATCCTGTACTCCAAACCAGACGGTCATATCAACAATCGAATCCGTGATCAGCGGATTTCAACAGACAATTCCATTCGTTAAGCAGCTTGACCCGAATCTTTCGGCTCAAGTTCTCGCCGATATTAACCTCGGCATCAACGCCGCGAATCAGCTTCTAGCCGCCGCCAAGAGTGCGACGGGAAACACGGCTCATTTCCTGGCGCAATTGATCCCGATTGCCGATTCTGTTCTCGCGGCGTTGCCGCCCGGACTGGTTCCGGGGCCGATCTTGGCCGGCATTCTTGCCGGGCTCGGAATTGTCAATGTCGCGCTTAATTGGCTCTCAAACGCAGTCGGCACGGCTTCGACGGCCGTCAGGGCCAGGCTTTCATCAAATACGGCGTCGGCGGATATGGCTGTCATCAGAGCGTTTGCTCAGCGCCCAATTTGGGGGCATCCCGCGTCGGCGAAGTAAAAGGTTCCCGTTTTCAATCAAAAAACAGAAGCCCGGGCGTCACGTCCCGGGCTTTTCTTGGCCTCAGTTAGCTTCTCAGGTTGTTGGTAGGAAATCCGGCGCGGGCCGCTTCAGGGATAATTTGCCGAACCCCCGAGGGAGAGCCCGCGCTTAGGATGGGCGGAACTATAACACGGAAAATAAAAAGGGGATAGTACCCGTTCAGGGAATTTACAGTTTTTGTGGAAGGGTGTATATTGGGCTTGCGATGACGATTCTAACACAAGAGGATGTCAAAAAAATCCTGCTCGTGGAAATCTCGCGCGTTGGGACTCGGGCGGACTTCGCCAAGAAACATCGGATACATGAGAGCCGGATCTCTGAGGCTTTGAACGGATGGCCGGTCAGAGGTCGACTGCTTCAGGTTTTGGGCATCAGGCGTGAGAGGGTCTACGTCCTGGACGCGAAGGAGAAATCAGATGGGTGAAATCAAACTGTCAGAGAGAGTGGTCGCGAGAGTGGACGCGGATGGCGCCTTGTCGTTGATCAGGTGGGTGCCTACCATAACCAGAACATTTACGCTGGAGGCCGCCGAGGTCAAAGCGCTCTTGCTGGCGTTGGTCAACTTTGGCGACGAGAAGAAAATCGGGCCGCTTCCGCTTGTGCCCCCGCCGCAATTCGCCGGGGAGAAAGCGCTATTTGGGTTTGATAAATACGAATACCAGGTCGTAGAGCGCAACGACATGGCCGACTTTATGGCCGAAGTCCAAAGACTGAGAAAGCAGGGCTGGCAGTTTGCGGGGCCGCTTATCGTTACGAGCGTTGGGGTTTCGCCTGAAATGGGCGTATTCGCAGGCGCCAGCGTTTTTTGGTATCACCGTGAGATGGAAAGGGGCGTGCCGAGAATATGAGCGCCGATTCTCCCCTCGTTCCCTGGCGCGGCATGGTTGTCATTTACGGCCCAGCCGCTACTCAGGGCTCAAAAACAACCTTCCTAAAGGAAGGCATCAGCAAGAAAACGGGGCGGCCTTATAAATTCCCCGTGATGCTTGATGACAACAAAAACCTCAAGCCCTGGCGCTCTCAAGCCGTTGCTGAAATGCGCGAGGTCAGGCCGGATGCCCCACTCGATGAGGCCATGTTCGCCAGAATAACGGTGTACGTTAAAAGGCCCGCTGCGCATTTCAGGACAAACGGAGAGCTAAAGCCGACCGCCCCGAAATACCCAAAGGTCGGCAAGGATCAGGACAAGATAGCACGCGCCTGTTTCGACGCCATGAAGATAGGGGGCTGGGTGTCGGATGATTCGCGCTTCGCCGACCTCCATATCAAGCGCCGATACGATAGTGAGGAGCGCGTAGTTATTGAAGCGTGCGAACTTGATGTCGATGTCGCAAATTCCGTCGAGGAGCAAACGGCGCTGTTTCAATTGAGCGGCGAGGGACCAAGGAAACCAAGGCCGAAGATGGAAGAGCCGCCGCCGTGGAGAAAGGAAGGATAAGAACCATGCAAGCAATAGCCATAGCGGTCGGGGCCGCGATCAATTTCAACCCCAGCGTCAAAATCGACTCAGAGCAAAAATCAAAGCTCGCGCTTCAGGCGAAGCTTGACGTCGAGCAAGCAGTAAGGAAGGCGCTCGCTGATTATGAGGGGTGCGTGGAAATTGATGTTGATTCGATATTTGAGGGGTAAGAGATGAAGATTCAAATTAAGAATTGGCGCACGGGCGATTTGATCCGCGAAGATCAAGCGGAATCACTGACAGATTCGCTGGAAGCCCGCGCTAAGGAAGGGGCCAACCTCAGAGGGGCCAACCTCGGAGGGGCCGACCTCAGAGGGGCCGACCTCGGAGGGGCCGACCTCAGAGGGGCCTACCTCGAAGGGGCCGACCTCGGAGGGGCCAACCTCAGAGGGGCCGACCTCGGAGGGACCTACCTCAGAGGGGCCAACCTCAGAGGGGCCAACCTCAGAGGGGCCAACCTCAGAGGGGCCGACCTCGGAGGGGCCGACTCCATTATAGGCGGCGGCTGGCCCGATGGCTGGCAAGCCTTCGCGTGGCTCAAAGAGGGGGTCTTAATGGTTCAGGTAGGCTGTCGCTCAAAGTCGATGGCTGAAGCCCGCGAGTATTGGGCGGGCAAGAAAACCAGGCGCGAGGTTATGGCGTTTTTGGATTACGCTGAAACGGTGGCGAAAATTCGGGGCTGGGGGATTAAAGATGAGCGCGAAAAAGAAACCAACCAAAAAGCTTGAGGCTCAGAATCTTGGACCTATCCATGATTTTGTTTGCGAGGTCTCGCCGGGAATGAATCTCCTGACGGCCGCCAACGGATCAGGGAAATCCATCTTCCTGAATGCGATCACGCGGGCCGGCGGCGTTGATATTCCTATTGAGCCGCGGGACGGAAGCCAAAAGGGAAAGCTTCTAATTGACGATGTAGTCGTCTTGGAAGTCACGCGCTCGAAGTCGAAGACCGGGCAGTCTACGGAAGTCTCGCTCGCAAGCGTGAGTCCCCTGGCGACAGTGATTGACCCTGGCCTAAAGGACAAGAAGGCGGCTGAGGCTGCGCGGATTCGGGCACTAGTGTCCATCCTAAATCTGAAAACCGACCGAGAGCTAATCTCCGAGCTGGTTCAGGGCGACGAACGGGCGCTTGATTTCTTGGACGATCTGGTCGGGCTTGATGACTTCGGGCAGGTCGACCCGGTCGAGGCCGCCGGTATGATCAGCCGCGACCTCCACAAAAAGAAGCGTGAACTCATATCATCGGCGGAACAGGCCGAAGGGCGCCGTCAACAGGCGACTCCGATTAAACCCGAGAACTTGGTCGACGTCCCGTTCTTGGAAGCTCAGAAAGCCTATGACAGCGCGGTCGGGGACAAGCGGGAGGCTATGGGGTCGGCCGGCCAGCGGAAGGAACGCGAAGAGGAACGGTTGATTATTCAGGAAACGTTAGGCGAGCGGCCGGATATTGACAGCAAGCGGAACACTTGGCTTGCCCTACAGGAACAACTGAAGAGCGCTCGCGATAAGGTTGCACTACTTGAGCGGGACTTACTGGTTGCTCAGGGCGAATGTGATGCTCTTGAGGTAAGTCTAAACTACGCATGCCAAGCGTCTGCGGACGCTGTAGGCCAAGCTGACAAGTGGGATCGTAAAAAGGCTATCCTTGATACCGAAATCACTGGCGCAACGGAGGCCGACGTCCAGAAAGCGGATCTTGCGGTCAAACTCGCTCGCGAAACCCTTGAGGCCGCACGCGAGTCCGAAGAATACCGCAAGAAGTGCGAGCAGGCGGAAGAATCTCGAAAGCTGCGGGACTCCCTTATCGCCCTAGCCGATAAATACGAAGCATTGGCAAAGGCGGTGCCTCGACAACTCGGAGGGTTGCTGTCAAAAGCGGGGATTCCCTCACTTACCGTCGAAGACGGAGTTCTTCAGTTTGTTCACCCCGATGGCGAGCTTGAGCCATTTCACAGACTGAGCGCCGGGGAAAGAACGCGCTGTGCTATGCCGATCTGGATTCAGAAGAATCCGGCGAGATTGGCGGCCTTCCCCGAGGAATTTTGGGTCGCCCTGGAAGAAGAATCGAAGATTGAGGTCGCCAAAGAGCTTGAGAAACATGACGTCATCGGAATCACGGAACTGGCGACCAAAAGGGGCGACGAACTGAAGATCAAGCATTTCGAGGTAGAACATGGCGACAATTAGCAAGAAAATCGCTGATGAAATCATAGCCGGAGACGGCGTGTACCCAGGCGATCCGCAATGCTTTGCGGTTTTCGAGTATACGAACGATTGGGGCAAGACGGCCTACTCGGTCTGCTACGATGATGCTGCGGCCCAAGCGCTGGTGACATCGCCATACGTTCACAGTCCTAAAATACTTTGGTGCATTGTGCCAATGGCGATAATTGAATTCGAGGTTTCGAATGCCAAGATTAACTAAAGCCGACCTTGAGGCATTTTGCTACCGGATCAAGGACGCTTTCGGGGATAACGTCTCCGGGCGCGGTCACTACGACAAGCAGGATCTTATGGACGATTTGACCGATTTTCTCCGAGAACACGGAATCGAGGTTGAAGAATGAGCGAGCTAAATCCAGACTATCCCGTGGTTGCTAATACGCGGCCTTGGAACGATTTGATCCTGCGGCGCGTGCGCACGTTCAAGACTATTGCCTTCCCCTGGAGATACCGGGGCACGGTTTACCTATACGACACAAAAGGCAATGGCGATCCAGACGGGACGGAATGGGCCGCCGACCGCGCCGTTAAGGTTGAGGCAGGGGCGGGGCATCCAGGCCATATCGTAGGAACCGTCGAGGTATACGAGTGCCGCAAGTATCCCATGACGGAAACCGGCGCGGACTTTGAAATCATATTGCGTAATCCTAAACGTTTAGCTCCGATACCGTTCAAGTGGACAAGCCGGGGCCGAATCGCAAGAATTCGTTGACTTTCCCTCAGCCCAAAGGCCGGGGAAACGGAAGGCGGGACCGAAAGATGTACCCGTCAACTTTGTTTGCTTCTAGTAAAGTAGTTTCATTTATGGACTTCCGGGGGCGATCGGACCTGGAAAACACACGGAAGAATCAATGCCGGTCGCCCCTGTTTTTTTGAAGGAATCAAATGCCTCCATTAACTCCTGAACAGAAAGAAGCCCGAAAGCGGTACATCGGGGGATCCGACATCGCCGCTATCGTTGGGGCCGACCCGTACAAAAACGCCTCCGATGTCTGGCTCGACAAGACCGGGCGGCTCGAAGAGGGTAAGACTTCTGAGCCCGCGGAAACGGGGCACGATCTTGAGGACGCGATTATGCGGATGTGCTCGCGCAAAATTGGAAAGCCGATTATGACGGGCATACCCACGTTATTTGACAGCAACGGTATCTTCTGCGTGAATCTTGATGGAGCAGTTTTGGCGGGACAGCCCATCTTAAAAGACGGGTGTGGAATCGTTCTCCTTAACCTGACAATGGTCCCGCAAATTGAGGCTGTCGTTGAAGCGAAGTCAACTATCCAAAAAGAGCGGTGGGGCGACTCTATTGACGACGTTCCTCTAAACGTCATCTGTCAGGCTAATTGGGAGATGATGCACGCTGGCTGTGAAATCGCCTGGATTCCGGTCTACTTTCCCGCTTACAAGAAAATGTTCCAGTCTGAGGTTTACCGGGCGGCCCGCGCCGACGATCTGATATTGGAAATGCGGCAAACCGGCGAAAGATTCTGGGAATACGTTATCAAGGATCTTCCGCCGCCGGCGGATTTCTCCGAAGTCGCGCACGTTGAAACGCTTCAGCGACGCCGAAGGATTCAGGGAGAGATAGTTTCTCTGAAACCGGAAATTTCCGAGGCGTGGGCGAATATGGCCAAAACTAAAGAGCGGATTTCGCATCTTGAGTCCGACGTTGAGCATTACCGGCGGATCATTCTAAGCGCGCTCGGGGACGCTGAGGCTGGGAGGCTTGAAGATGGGGCGCTGTTGACCTATTTCGAGCAGAACGGGGCGCGGCATGCGGATCTGGACGCGCTTCAAGTCGAGCTAATGGAACTCGCGCGCGCCGTTTACGTTTTGCCGGCTGATGCGAAGCTAACAGAGCCGCTTACCGCGAGGCTTGAGGGGCTGTTCGATAAAGTGGTCCGTCAGGGCAAACATCGAACACTTAGATATAAAAAGCCGCGTGTGAAGGCTCCCCGATGATGGAAAAGTACGCTCGCTGCATGGAATGCGCCCAAATGCGGATTTGCCGAAGATTTCTCGGTTCATGGATTTGTCGACCGTGCGGGCGCGCGTTTATGAATTGGCTCTTTGAGGATGACGCGCCGGACGTTGGGGCGCTGATGGCGAAGATTGACAAACTTGGAAAGGACTAATAAAACAATGGGTTTTCCAATGAACACGGCGCCTGAGCCAAAAGTCCCGAGAGGGGCATGTGTCGAGTGCCAGGACGCGGCGACTATTGATCAGGTTCTAACGAGTGTTTGCGTCGATGGCGTGAGCAAGTGTGTTTGCGAGCGATGCCTGACGCTTTCGAAGTATCAGAAATATTTGGGTCACTGAAAGGACTAATAATGGCTGAAGATCAAAGCAGGGCGCTAGCCCGATCGGGCGGCGGTGGAACAATTGAGCGTCGGGGTTTTGGCTCCGAAGAGATCGAGACAACGGGCGAAACCGCAGGGGCGGTTTTAGCCGCACAGGCGCGCGCGATGGTGGAGGCGCGCTTCGTGATGGCCATCCGGCGCCCGCGGGATTGGAGCGACGTTCGCCGGAGACTGTTAGACGCGTGCGAGCGTCCGGGGTTTGCCGAAGGGTACGCAGTCCCGGGTCAGACTCAGCGGCAAGGCGCGGCGTGGTATAAGAAGCCGGTCGGCGATGGCGTCGAGGGGTTCTCTATTCGCTTCGCGGAGGAAGCCATGCGCTGCATGACCAATATGGACGAGCAGGTGATCACGGTTTACGACGACGACGACAAGCGCCTACTCAATATCATTGTCGTTGACCTGGAATCCAATACTGCCCATAGCGCCACGGTCGTAGTGAGCAAGACGGTGGAGCGCAAGCATAAGGATCGGGGCGCGTGTAAGAACTGCGACATCGCTATAAGTTCGAGGCTGAACAGCTACGGAGAGACGGTTCATACAATACCGGCAACCGACGACGATGTTTTGAATAAACAAAACGCACTGGCGTCTAAGGCTCTTCGGCAGTGCATCCTCCGACATATTCCGGGGGACATACAGTCTGAGTGTCGGGCGCGAATACTGGAGATCCGCTTCGGTGACATAGCTAAAGATCCCAAGAAATTCGAGCGGGAGATTTCAGACGGCTTTGCGAAACTAAACGTCTTACCCTCAGGACTCAAGCGCTACCTCGGCCATGACCTCGGGGAATCCACGCCGGCCGAACTGTCCGATCTCCGCGATTTGTACAAGGCGATCAATAAGGGCGAGACGACATGGCAGGCGGCGCTCGCCCAGGCCTTAGCCGACCAGGGCGAGCCAGAGGAGTCCCAAAACCCCGAGCCCGAGCGCAAAAACGGCAAGGCCGAGGATCTGGCGGCCAAGCTTCGCGCTAAAAGGGGCGCTCCCGAACCAGAGCCGCCCCAGGATGAGCCGGAAGAGGTCCCCGAGCCCGAAACTCCCTTGGAAGAGGAAGGCGAGCCTACGGACCTGCGAGGGCGCATGGCGGACGCCTTTGTCGCCTGTGGGGAGGCTAAAGGGACGGCCCGGGCGAAAGAGGTTCTTGAGTTGACGGCCGGAACGGTCAAATTAAACAAAGTCCCCGATGATAAAGTCGAGCTGGCGATTGCGGCACTGGTAAAAGCGTCGAGGGAATAGAAATGGCGAGAGGTCATTTCATGAAAAAAGCAAAGCGAATTAAGCCGCCCGCACTGTCACCGGTGTAGCGGAAGGCGCGGCGGCATCTCAGCGCACTCTGGAAGCGCCGCAATGGCGGATTGTCGGGCGATCTTGCGCCTGTGCGTCCGTGTCCGAGGCGCTACCATCACGAAAGGAGCGACGGCGGCGATGATCATAGTAGTGATTAAAGAACGATCCGCTGGCAATGCTGAGACGGGCTCAGCATGGCTAGAAACGGCACTGTTTGATGACAGTGCGCCGTTATCCACCGTGCTTGAGTGGGCGGGACAGCAAGAATCATCGGGTCCGACGAAGTACGGGCGGCTGATGTTAAGCGTACCGGAGCGACAGCAATGACCAACGATGAACGGGTCCATCCAGTACAGCATCGCGCTGATATTGAAGGAATGGCGGACCAGGTTTGATGAAGCGCTGAAAGGAACAAAGCTATGACCAACGATAAGCAGCAGCAGTGGCGCGAGTGGCGAAAGGGCGAACCCGTTAAGTTGGACATACAGCGGGAGGGCTTAAGTTATTTCTACCTAGAGCCCTGCCCGGTACGGAAGGGCAAGCATCATTTAACCGCGGGCGGCGGACTTCGTGACTTTATCTGTCGAGAAGAGTCGCAGATAACGAGGCAGGCCCCGGAGTCACGCACGGAGCTGGGTTTTCATGGCAGTACGGAACAGCTAGAAGCATTTGTTAAAGAGCACGTTGAGCCATTACTGTCAGTTCCGCAGCCCGCGCCAGACGACGCCCCGGAGCCGCCAGCACCGCTACCATTCCACTCAGAAGCAGCCAACGCAATCCTCGCTGACTTCGTGAAAGATCAGCCGTTGCCGCCAGAGGGCGACGCCCCGGAGCCGCCAGCGGGCGAGAAGATCAGCCGTTGCCGCGATACACAGCCGCGACCGTCAATAAGCATCACTCGCCTGACCGCAGGGGCCGAGAACGAGAGAAACGACCGAGCGCTGCTGGAGGCGTTTGCGGCCTGGTGGAACACATGCAGTCTTAATCGGCTAGTTGAGGCCACCGACATCGATCGCTTTCTGACGGCGCAACGGCAGGGGAGTAGCGACCATGACGACCATTAATGATCCTGCATCGCTACAGCAGCCTGTCCGCGTATTGTGAAAAGGAGCAGGGTATATGATCTGGCGGTTCCTGTATTTTCTGTGTTTTCATCGCCACGATTGGGGCCTGCCTTTCCGCGGTCCCGACAACGCCCTTTGGGTCATTTGCCATGAATGCGCGCGTGAGAAACGAATGCGCTATGATGAACCGCCGGCGCGCGTCACATTTTTGGGGCAGAGGATGAATCATTCGCAGGTTCCGGCCTGGAATATTCCGCCCTCCGCGCCGCCGCCGAATCCGAAACCCGAGGTAATTCATGGTCCCTTCAACTAAAACCCGCGCCCGCCGTGATCAGCCGCCGAAGGGCTCCCGCCGCTTGCCCCCGCCTTCCTCCGTGCGTATGCTTGAAGGCCGGCCCGATGCCGCGACCGATGAGGCGCGATTTGCCATTCTAGGCAAATGCCCGGTCTGCGGCGCTCTGACCGGTTATCTTTGGGAATGGAAATACTTGGTACTGATCAAACAATTTCTGGCCTGTTCAGCATTGCACGCTCAAAATTACGCGAAGATTTTAGAGGCTCAATATGATGACGAATCCGCTTACAGTAATCCTGACGCCTGAGCAAAAACTTTTCCAATTTCTGACCCAAGATCGGGAATGGGAAACGCTACAAACCGAAGGCTGCTCAGATGGCTACCTCCAGGATCTCATTCTTGACGAATATCGTGGGGGCCTGACAAACGGGCTCTATTATCTTCGAGCCATCCCGAAGTTGCAATTTTTCGACAGCCCGGACCCGAATAAAAAAGCTTTAGTTTATGAGAGTTACGAATTACTCTCAAAAATCCGTGAGGTTTTGCAAATTCCAGAAATTAAATCAGAAGGAGAAAATACCTTTATGGCAAATACAACCCCAGCCGCCCCGAGGTCGACCGCTCCCCCTCGCCTGCAAAAGAAAACCAAAGGCGAGCCAGATCTGCAGCCTGAATTGATTGAGGATGCCAGGCAATCAAAGAAATTGCCGGCTGCACTCAAAAAACTTCTTGCCCCCTGTTCCGAGGCTATTCATAACGCCGGTGTGTGGAAGCAGTCCGAAAACGAGTACAAGGAGCAAATTCAAGAGCTTATGGCTAAGCACGAGCTCGCCTCCGTCGAATTACCGAACGGGGGGAAGCTGGTTTTCAAAGCCGGCAAGCCGAGCTTAACTTACGTGAAGCCGCCGAAGGGTAGCACGCCGGCGGAATCTGAGGGAGAGGGGGACGAGGAATGAGCGTTCACCCACGGCCGAAACCGCAGCGTCAACTCAAACGGATCGAGCACATGGCAAAGCGCCGCAGGACGGCCCAAAAAACGGAGGCGAGGGCGCCTATCAATCACCCGGGAGTAATCAAGCCTGGCGTGCCCGAGCCGATGCTTGATCGCGTTGTCGTTCGAATGCGCGAGGCTCAGCCGTTCTATGATTCTGGCAACTTGCTTGTTACGCCTGACGTCTGGAAACCCAAGGGCCAAGAAGCCGACGTTCTGGCAGTGGGGCCCGGCAAGCGTCTACTTGGGACAGGCGGCCATATTCCGATCCCGTTGGAGGTAGGAGATCACGTTTTACTCGGCAAATTCGCCGGGACGGAAATTGAACTTGAGCGCGATTGTAACTATATCATCGTGAAAGAGGATGAAATCGTGGCGGTGATTACCCGGGGGAATCCTGAGAAGTGGAAAGCCGGCACATAACTCTTTTGTCGTTGCGTGGGCCGGTTTCGGTGATCTACTCCCGGCCCGTGGCGCGCTACGTGCTATTGCAAGATACACGCCGCGCATGGAGAACAATGCTCGATACAATAGTCCTGATATCGAAAATTGTAAATTGCCTGGCACTCTTCCTCAGTGCCTCCACGCACGTCACACAGCGCCTCATAAGCCGAGGCGTAGTGATCGGCGCTATACGCGCAGTCCGCACAATCGTCTTGCGACATTGCGCGGTGAGCGCGGTTAGCTCGGTTGACGGTGTTCGCGCTGGCGCAAATGGAAAGCGCGACCAGCGTAAGGATTAGAAATATTCTTTTCAATTGAGTTCCTCCTAGGTTTCAGAATGTGGCTGGATTTCCGCTCCAGCCTAGCGATTTGATTTATCTGGTTTCGTATACGTGTGTCAAGAACGGGTATCTGCCGTTGCCCAGCACGATTTCCTTTGGCGGATTATCCAGTAGGTCAGCCCCGGCGAACACCGGGAATTCGTCAATCGCGTCCGGCGTGCTGGCTACACTTTTCCAGCGAGCCAACTTCGAGGCCGATGCCTCTTTCGCGTCGTCCATCGTTTTGAACGGTTCAAGTCCGTTATGCCCCAAGACAAAGAACAGCCGTCGAGCCCCCTCTTCTGAAAAGTTGCGGGGAAGAGGATTCCGATTCGAGCCAATGCTCCTGGCTTCTTGCATAGCCCGATCATATTCAACCTCTTCGCTGTAGGTGCGTGGATAGCCCCAGCGCTCCAATTCAGCCTGGGCGCTGTAGATAACGATTCCTCCAATAAACATAATCAATCTCCTTATTCGTTGAATTCGTTCCTCAATCCCCTCTTCATCGGGGCGGCCGGCCGGTCTGTACGTCAAGGGGGACATCTCCCCAAGCCATTCGCTCTGACGCGTTGTCACCGCAGGGTCGGGCCGGGTCACGTACAGACCAGCAAAGTTAAGAAGTTCCGCGGAGTCCGCCGTGGCGGGTATTACTTCACTGTGATCCAAGCTATGCCGCTTCTGCGTGCGTCCGAGCGTTGCAGAACCATTCCGCTCCTGAGAGAGATTCGCATCCCGACTTTCACGCGACGGGTCAGCGCCGCGAGCAACGGAGTAAGTTGCAAATCAGTGTCAACGTCGATATAGATTGATTTCGGTTGATGTTTAAGCATAGTAGTCATTGTTTAACCTGTCCGCGGAGTCCGCTGCGGCGGGAAAAAATTAATCGCAGTCCAGCGCAGCCACGCGAGCCAAGGCCTCTGACTCGTTGGTTACAATCGGGTGACCGTTACTGTCTTGCTCGACCCTGCCGCCGCAGATGACGACATAGCCAGTGTCGCGGGCAGGATCGTAAGGCAGCACCAGTCCGGCTGCTTTCGCTTCCTTTACGCTCAGTGCTTGTGCTTGTGACATTTTCAATCTCCTTGTCCCCGCGCTGGGCGGCGCGGTTGCTGTTGTTGCCGTTACTTGGCGCCCGGCAATCGCCGAATCAGAGGCTCTATTGTATCGCGATAATAGTAGCCGGGGACCGTGATGCGATGTACGCGCCGGAGTTTTCCGTTCGCCGTGCTCTCAAGAACCTGCTCGGGGTAAAGCCGGAGTGCTTCCAACAATTCGCCCGGCCAGTTGTACATCTGACTATCACTGAATTCGAGCACTTGATCCGCGAGGCAGATATCTTCATCGCTCAATCGTCCAGAGGGTTCCATATTCGCTACTCCTTTCGATGGGCGGTCCCGCCGTGGAAAACCCTTTCGGGCTGCTCTGAATAGCCGAGCGAGCATCAGGAGCCACAGCGGGACCATAAGACTAATCAGTGAGAGACTCTTCGATCTCCTGACATTCCGAGCAGAGGGAGCTATTGCCGTCTTGCTCCTCGTTTTCGATCTCGTTATTGAGGCGCTCATCGTCGGTCAGTTTTTCGTGACAGCGGTCGCATTTAGTGCCGGGCTCGACCGCGTATTTGCTACCCTTAGTACCAGCAAGCGCGAAATCCCGGTCCCTCGGCTCTCTCCAACTCCTATTGGAGTTGTCCCAATATGCCCAATTCAGGCCATGGGTCGAGCAGTCAGGGAACATGACGAGCATATCTGCGCCGTCCGTCCAGAATTCCTCTGCTGCGTCAGGGAGGCTCCATGGAGCGAGTGGACCAGTCACGCTGAATACCTGCTCGCTCTCGTCTAGGGCACCGGAAGTATACAGCCACTGCGCGTATTTCTGCATATCGTCGGCGGATATGCAGCTGTTAAGCTCCTCGCTGATCTCTTCGTAGGTTACAGTTTCTTGTGTCATTATCGTATCTCCTGATTTTAGTTGCCCCTTCAGATCGCTGTTGCCCGGTGCTGGATTCACCAGCTTGTTTCCCGCGCTACTCCCCGGCGCGGATCGGGGTTTTCAATTAATAGTATGACGGCGCTGTCAATTCCCCGTTCGGGCTACGCTGGCCGCGCTCAGCACTGGCCGCCAGGTGGGTTGATTGCGGTAAATGCTGTCGGCTCGTTCGATCAGCAGGTCAATCAATCCGCTGTCGATCGTGTAGAGCCAAATTCCAGCCGGGCCGAAAACGTCAAGACGCGCTATAGTGTTCATATCGATTAAGTCCTTTCAATTACCATACCATACTTCAGAAACAGGAATCGCAGCTGCAGTGAGGACGCTTCCCAGATCTGCAGTACTCGCTTGGCTCGTGGTCCGGCCCACCTGGAAAAACGCTTTGCGTCAAACACGTCGAGCAATCAGGATGCCGCGGATTCGGCCGCCCGAACTTCTGGACAGCTTCACTCACGATGTACCATTTGATCGACAGGAGTTTCTTTCTAAGCCGGTCAATCTCGGCCCTGAATTGTTTCTCAACCTCGAAGTAGGGCGCGCGCATCTCAAACGTTTTGGCCTGCGCGTCCCTGAGAATACGGTCGATTTCCTGAGCCATTTCGAGGTCGGCCAGGTTGCCGGCGGTCGGGCCCTTCTGGGTGAGCCAGGGCCAGAGTGATTTCTGGATATTATTCGGTGTCATTGCCATCTGAGTCCTCCGTTGGGTTTTTAAGCGCGAATCTCGCAAACAGTTGGAGGTGTACACCTCAATTTCCCCGTCGCCCCAGATATACCCATCGACGTTTTTCGCTGTGATTATCTGGGAGACAGACCGGCATTGTTCACATTCGCAGTCATAAGCGTGAGGCTCTGGAGATTGGTCAAACAACTCTCCCTCCAGCACAAAGCCGTATTCTAAATCGGGCTGCTCTCTGTCTCGTTTCTGTTTCTTTGCCATGCGTCTTCGATACTGCAACCGAAAGGCCAGGCCCTAACCCCTTTGTTATCAACAAACAGTGTAAATTCTATACGGGGCGTTCCACCACACTTGGGGCGTTTGGCTATACCAGAATTCCACAAAACTTTGGCGCATTCTAAACATCGCCTGGGGTAAATATCGCAAAAATGACATTTTGAACCGGCTATTGACTCGCTGAGGGGGGGGTGATAGGATGGGCGGGCCTTCACACGGGGGTAAGGTAAGCATCCTGTCGACGGGCCGGGGGTCGCTCCCCTGGCCTTGCTTCCTAATCTTCAAACCGTGTGGATGCTTGTGTTACCAGAGCGGGGACGGTTTTCGATGCTATCCTATACGTGTGAAAGGGGGCGCTCATGGCCCGACCTCGGCAAGCTAAACCAAGGCTCTCTTGGTTTCGATTCTTTTCCGACGACTTCCTTGGTGGCACCCAAGATTTTACAACAGAACAAATCGGCGCTTACCTCCTATTACTAACCTGTCAATGGGCGTCCAAAAACCGAAAAATCATACCGTCAGATGAGACAGTAATCCGCCGGATTATCCGATGGGATCCGGGTACGCTGAGCGGTACGGATAGCGACACTAAAAATACACTAAAATGGAAAGAATTTTGGCCTAAAATTCGCCTAAAATTCGATGAAATTCGGCTGTTTGACGGTGTATTTTTACGTAATAAACGGATGGCCGAAGAATGGGACGCTGCCCAAAGTGATTATTATGGAAGAGTTAAGGGCGCTGAAAGCACTAACGCTGAGCGCGGCGGAAAGCGGGGCGGAAAGCGGGGTGCTGAGCGGGGCGGAATCCGCGTGCACCCAGAACCAGAACCAGAACCAGAACCAGAACAAGCTAAAGATTCCCTGTTTGGTAGTGGATCTTCTAGTGGCGCGGGCTTCATGCCGCGCGCGCCCGCGGAAAAGCAAAACGGCAAGCCTCCGGATTCGGCGTTGGTCGCGGCGCTCCTGAAGGCGGCCGCCCTGGAACTCGATCACTGCACCGAGGGGGACCGGGCCGATCTTGCTCGCGCGGTTGAGTTCCTCCGCGATCGATTTCCCAAGCAACCCGATTCGCAGCTTGTAACCTGGATAGGGAATTTCGGGGATTGGTTTTTCAACGTAGAATGGCCGGGCAAGGTTCCGCGGCTGGCCTGGATACCTCGGGACTGGCCGAAATTCGCAAAGTGGAAAATTAGCCAAGAGGGGGAAATTTGAAAAACCAAATTCATGGTGATGCGTTTTTGGAAAAAGGCATGCCGTGTGCCGTGGAAATTGAAAAATCGGTCTTAGGCGCCGTGTTGCTCGATAACCTCGTGCTGGCGGAATTATCCGACTTGGCGCGCTTGGATGATTTTTACCTCGAGAGTCACCGGAGAATTTACCGCGCGATGCTGAAGCTTTCACAGGCTGGCCAAGTTGTCGACTTCCTCACACTCAGCGACGCACTCAGGCTAGAGGGAGAATTTGAGCAGGTCGGCGGCGCTACTTATCTCGCCAGCTTGATCGATGGAGTTCCCAGGACGAACACACTGAAGCCGTACCTGCCAATCCTCCGCGAGAAGTCGACGCTTCGCGCTTTGATCCGCTTTGGGGCCCAGGTGCAGGCCCGCGCGATTGAAGCCGAGGATTCAAGCCAGGAAATCATCACATCGGCCGAGAAGGCGCTTCTGAGCCTCGACCGGCAAACGGCGAAGGGCGGGCTTGAGTCTGCGGGCGAAATAACCGGCCGCGTGATTTCCAGAATTGAGCAGCTCTTCGAACAACACCAGGGCTCGTATGCGGCAAACACGGGGGTGAGCTCGGGTTTTCCGGATATCGACGCTTTGACGGCTGGCTGGCAGGCGCCCGACTTGATTATCCTGGCCGCCAGGCCCAGCCAAGGCAAGACGGCGCTCGCTTTGAACTTTGCAGAGTATGCGGCCAAGTCTGATCGCGTTGTCGGCTTCTTCAGCCTCGAGATGTCGGCCGAGCAATTGATGTCGCGCACGCTCGCGGGACAGACACAACTTGATTCTCACCGGCTCAGATCCGCCTACGTGGAGCGTCACGAATGGGATCGGCTCAGCGATGCTTGGCGGCGAATCTCGGAGATGAAACTTTGGGTTGACGATTCAGCGGCGCTCAAGTCGACGCAGATTCGAGCCAGGGCCCAGCGGCTTGCGCTCGAACAAGGGCAAATTGACTTGGTAATCGTAGACTACCTGCAACTCGTGTCTAATCCTCTGGCCGCCCGGAACCGCCAAGAGGAAGTTGCAGGCGTGTCCCGCGACCTGAAGGCGCTGGCAAAGGATCTGAATTGCCCGGTAATCGCTCTCAGTCAACTTAGCCGGGGCATCGAAAAAGAAAACCGCCGGCCGCATTTGTCGGACCTTCGAGAATCTGGCGCGATCGAACAAGACGCGGACTTAGTTTGTTTTCTACATCGCGACAGTAAGACCCCCGTGGTAAAGTTCATTTTGGCGAAGCAACGAAACGGGCCAACCGGGAGCTGTTACCTCCGGTTCAACCGGCAGTACTTGCAATTTCAGATGTGCAACGTGAATGAGGCTGAAATCGAAGGTGAGTCCAACCAAGCGGATTTGTACTAGCCAAAACCATGCCGAATCTAACGGAACCATACACTGCTCTAACCGACGATCCGCACCCGTCGACCGACGTCAGGGTCAAGCGCGTCCCTGGTAAACTCGGGCGAGCCGGCGGCTTCTGCCGCGTTTGTTTGGACGCTAGGCGTGCTGAGATTGAAGCGGCCCTCGTGGTCAAATCAATCTCCGAGGTTCGGGCCGAATTCCACACGGGCACGCAGATTCTCCGAAACCATCGAGCCAACCACATGACCGCGGCCGCGGCTGAGATCCGAAGGGCCCGGGAGGTTGCCCGGGCGAAGGTCTTAGCCGGCGAGGACGCCGAAGAGCAAGCAAAGATCGACT